AAAGAAGACCTTTACATCTATATGAGTCCTAAGTCTTACAGATTATACATCTCAGCTATCTCAGCTTTAGGATATGTAAACGCTTACTCTATGAATGGAGATTATGATGCAGTTTTTGAAGGAATAAAACTTGCAGTATGCAACGGTGCAGAAGACGATAAGTTAGTTTGTGCTGAAAAATCTAACTTGTTCTTTGGAACTGACTTAGTTTCTGACACTACAAATATCGCTTTACTTGATATGGCTCCATTAAACGGAAGTCTTAACACTAGATTAATCGCAAGATTTACTGGAGGTGTTCAAGTTGGAATTGGTGCAGACGTAGTATTTGTATCGTAATTAATAAATAAACGGAAGTGAGGGGGTAAAACCCTTCACTCCCTTAACCTAAAAAACATACACAATGAGCTGCACTGCACTTACAAAGGGAAGGGGACTTTTATGTTCCAAAACGACGGGAGGTATTAAAAACGTATATTTCGCAGTCTATGACGAAGTAATAGGAACTACAATAGTTGATTCTGAAGTTACTAATATTGATATGGGTTCAGACTCATTATACAGATACACTACCCCAATGGGTACTGCTAGTCTTTCAGAAAGTATTTCAGGAGATAGAGCTGCAGGAACTCTTTTCTACACACCTACTTTAAATGTAACATTAAATAAATTAAGTAAGGAAGACCAAAATCAAATTAAAATATTAGCTTCAAACAGGTTAATCTGTTTTGCTGAATTAAATTCTACTTTAGCTAACGGACATAATGTTATCGTTGCTTTAGGAATTGAAAATGGAATGGAACTTAATGCAGGTACAATGGATTCCGGAGATTCGTTCGGTTCACGTAACGGATATGTACTTACTCTAGACGGAATGGAAAAAGTACCTTTTCAAATGGTAGTGGATTATTCTGCAACTCCTTTTGATAATGCAGACGCTTCAGCAGCTATTCCAATCGTTACATCTTAAATTTCTTATTTGTTTTCTTATAATCTTGAGAAGGGTGGCTTAATTGCTACCCTTTTCTCTTTTAAAACAGTTCAGAACCAAATAAAAACAACCTTTTTCTATTATATATAGTATGATACAAGCAATAACAGAATCAACTTGGCAAGCGTGGCTATCAACAGAAGATAATCGTATTGATACTTCTGTTACTTCTGCTCATATTAGGCACTTAATTAAGTTCACGAACGATATGGACGGAAGCGTTGCTTATACTTATCCTACTGAAACTATTAAAAGTAGATTTACGGATATGACTTTTGTATACAACTTGACTCCTGATATGTATTTAGGGCAAGTAAACTTACTACCAGCAGGTCATTGGAAGTATGAAGTATATGAAGTAAGTTGGATAGAGCCTGGCGCTGTTTCTTTAGGATATGCCCCTGCAACTGAAGTAGATGTACTACCTATACAGGATTGGAATGGAGTAGTGCAAGGTATAGTAACTAAAGGAATCTTGAACTTAACAGAGAAAACAGGAACGGAGCAAGTACAATACACTCAGTATCCTGAAAATTCAGAAACTAATTATGTATATTACGGAGTAGATGTTGCTCCTCCAAGTCCTACTGGTAATTTTATATTCTCAGTTGATACTGCTAATGCAGGCTCTTTAAGCACTCAATTCCAACTACCTTTGATATCATCAGGAGCTATATCTATGGACGTAGACTGGGGAGATGGTACTACAGACACAATTACAAGTTACAATCAAGCTGAAACACTACATACTTACGGAAGTAGTGGTATATATACAATAGAAATTTCTAATACAGTGAAAGGTTTTTATTTTAACTTTGGTATAGATAAACTTAAAATACTAGATATTAGTAAGTGGGGTGGGTTTAGATTTACAAATATTAGAACTTTTACTGGGTGTTCAAACCTAACTTGTTCTGCTACCGATATTCCTGAAATAGGAACAACTGATATGACATACACTTTTGGTAACTGTCCTTTATTTAATGGTTCTGTAAGCGGATGGAATTTAAGTAATGTAACAAACATACAATTTTTCTTTGTAAATAATCCTTTATTTATTGGAGATGGTGTTGATACTTGGGATGTTAGTAGTGTTCAAAATGCAAGATGGATATTTGGTGGTAATTCTGCAATGAATACAGATATAAGCGGTTGGATTACTACAAGCTTGACAGACATTCAAGGTATATTATGGAATGCAACATCTTTTGACCAAGATTTAAGCAGTTGGGATATTGACCAAGTAATTGACTTTACTAATTTCTTAACGAACGGGACTTTATCTACAGCTAATTATGATGCATTATTAATAGGGTGGGAAGCACAAGCTCCACAACTTAATCAAGCACCTAACTTTGGTAGCAGTCAATACTCATTATCAACTCCTGCAGCAACTGCAAGAGCAAACTTAATCAGTACATATGGTTGGACAATCATAGACGGAGGAGGAATATAAAATTAATAAATAAAAAATAAAAAAATAGAACAATGGCAATAGAAAACGTACAACAACTCTTAACAGAGCAATTAGGAAAGAATAGATGTGATGTAATAACTAATACAGCTATGGCTGATAAAGACTATTATGCAGTTCATTTTGTAACTGAAAGTGTTATAGCTTCTATAGTGGCTTCTAACATACAAACAGGAGCAGGAAGTTCAGCAGCAAGTCTTCACACGACTATGGCAGCAGGAACTACATTATTTCTTAATGTAAATTCTTTGACTTTAACTAGTGGATTGGCTATCTGTTACTATGACCAAGTAGTATAATGAGAATACTAAGACTAGCAATGAGTTTAGGCTCTAAAGTATCAAGTGTTGTTATGGAGTATTTTTGGAATACACAACCTGCTTTATGGAATGACTTAGATGAAAATTGGAACGAATAAATAAATAAAAAAATAAAAAAAATGGCAACACTATTAGGAACAAAAATAAAAGATACTTATAATGGTCTTTTAAAATTAATTGACAATGCAGGATTAACAGCAACTAACAAATCTATTACAGATGGAGAGGGTAATGAAACAGGTTTAAAACTTGGAACAGGTGCAACTGTAGAGATAACAAAAAAAGTATCTCAAACAGGTCTAGGAAAGTCTACTTATTTTGGAGAGGAAGCAGGTATAGTTGATGATTTAAGTGATAATGAAAATACTGGTTTTGGGTTTAATTCTTTAAAATCAATGATTATTGGTAATAAGCATACAGCTATCGGGTATAGAGCTTTAATGGTTAATACAAGATATAGTAATACAGCTATAGGTAATGATAGTTTGAAGGCTAACACTACAGGTTCAAGGAATACAGCAGTAGGTCAGGGTAGTTTAAATATCAGTACATCATCAAGTTATAATACAGCAATAGGAGAAAGTGCATTAGCTTACATAACAACAGGGGAAAATAACACAGCTGTAGGTTCAATAGCAGGTTCAATAGCAGTAGGAGGTGGAGCAAATACAACAGGTCAGAAGTCTGTATATATAGGGAAAGATACCAAAGCAGCAGCCGTTGGAGAAACGAATCAAATAGTTATAGGACACGAAGCTGAAGGTAATGGTTCTAATACAGCTACTATTGGAGATGAAAATGTAACAGCGTTACACTTAATGAAACCTGGTGCAACACTATCTTTAAAAAGTTTAGATGGTACTGATTATGATATGTCAGTAAGTAATGCAGGGGTTTTTGGGGCAGCTGGAGTTCCCCCTTCAGGTGGTGGTGGTTCTTCAATAAGACAATGGCTAAATGGAGTTAGTTTATCAACTACGGGAACGTGGCAAGCGTGGTCAGGAGCAAGAAATATGTTAACTGATTCACCTAATTGGCAATCAGGGAATGGTGCAGAACCTACAAACATAAATAATCATAATAGGTTTTATTTAAAGGGAAAGGGAAGTTTGACTTCACTTCAGTTCTCGGCACAAAAAATGCAAAATGCAGGCACTATAGAAATATATGCTGTTTCTTATGATTATGCTGGAAACAGAAGTACACTTGCTAATAAACAAATACTGATAAACGAAACCTTTACAGGAGTAGGTAATGAATCATTTGCAAAGACTAACTTTACAATAGCTGCTAATACACTTTCTGATGAATCTATACTTATTGTTAGTTTACGCTGTACTGTAGGAACGGAATCTATTAGCAGTCCTTCATTGGAATGGGGTTTTGCATCATAAAAAATAAAAAAAATGAAATCAAGAATATTAGAAAATGGTTTATTTGGTGGAATTTACACTAATGAATTTTTAGAGAAAAACAATAACAATATCATTAACGGAGAGGTAGTTAGTGATTGGAACTTATCAGATGTTGAATGTAGTACAGAATTGGTAATACCTATTTTTGACAATGGAAATTGGATAGAATCTGCAACTACTGAGGAGATTGCAATATTTAACACCATAGAACAAAATTCAGTTAGATTAGATGCTGAGGCGTTAAATGATTCAATGAATCAAATATTAGATGAAGAAGGAAATAATATAAATAATATAAAATAATAGATATGAAAGACTTAACACAAGAAGAACAAATAGCACAACACTATTCAGCAATGTTAGATAGTGTTACATTAATTGATTCAATGGATAGTATTGAAGATGAATATGGAACTATTGAAAGAAATGTAGAGCATCTTAAAATAATGTTAGCTAAAGACTTTTGGACTACAGAAGACTTAACTGTATTTGAAAATTACGTTAAGTAGTAAGAGATGACAACAGAAATAAATTCAGAAGATACATTATGCTACCCAGCAGTAACCACTTGGTTCATTTGTTGGGATAACGCAAGAACAGAGATTAAGTCTTATGGCGAAATTGATACAGACCAATGTATGGACACGGCTTGGACTGAGGTAGATATGTATATAGATGAAGCTGCTTGGTTGGCTATACTATTAGAAAATGGTATAAACCCAAACCCTGAAGCACAGTAATATAATAAAAAACAATATGAATAACTTACTTTCAATAAACTTAGGTACTTCAACAGCTCCAAAAATCCAAGAGGTTAGAGGTAGGGACTATATAGAATACTCTGATGAAGACGGACTATGGAAGAACACCTACCCAAACTTCTTAATTGACCTTTACTATAATTCTAGCACACACGCTGCGATTATTAATTCTACTGCGGATATGATTGCAGGGGAAGACATAGTAGTTGATGAAGAAGAAGGAATGGACTTAATTGAAATAGCTAAACTAAAAGCATTTTTAAAGAAGGCTAATAGTAATGAAAGTTGGCATCAAGTAATTAAGAAAGTAGCTTTTGACTTTAAACTTCAAGGTGGGTACGCTTTACACGTTATTTATAATAGAGAGAAAACAGCTATAGTTGAAGCATACCACGTGCCTGTAGAACGTGTAAGAGCAGGTAGACCGAACGCAATGGGCAAGGTGGACACTTACTATATAA